TTTCGGGTACAAGAGGCCGTGAGTTCGAATCTCGCCGCCCCGACCAAATTTAAAACTTAGGAACCGCATGAGAATGCGGTTCTTTTTGTATGCTGAAGCTTTAAAGGACGAAAGGAAAAGGGGCAAAAAGGCCATTCATGCAATATTTATGCAATATTTGCTCCAACTGTCTATTTAGTGCGCTTTAGAATGTGTTAAAATAATAAAATTAAATAAAAAAATAGCAGGAAGGATTTAAAGCTTTCCTGCTATTTCTTTTATAAGAGATTTTTGATGGAATTTTCAAAGATGCTCATAGCTTTTTTGTGGGTGTTTTCCAGAGGCAAAGCGTAGGTTTTGGCGGTGAAAGATATATCGCTATGCCCCAAGATTTCGCTGACATCGGCAATAGGAACACCGCGGTCTCTGAGATTGCTGCCGAAGCTGTGCCTGAAATCATGATGGCGCATGTTGGCTAACAGAGGGTAGGCATCAACCAGCTGCAGCCATTCCGGACATTTTTTCTTCAGTCTTCGCCAACGTCTTTCCACATGATCGCGACACATACCACGTCCGTCATCCGGAAAGACTATAAGGAGATTGAGGTCGTTTTTCCATGGCCGGTCGCTGAGCTCGGCGATGTATCCCGGAGTCTGTAGCAAAAGCTGGTGCTTATTGAGTGCTTCCTTTTTAGACTGCGCAATAAACCTTTGGTAATCTTCTATTTCGTGCCGGACGAAGCTGAGCAGAGGTATCTCCCTTGCAGAAGTCCTTGTCTTTGTTTTAGTGAACTGCAGGACGCCGTCTTCACGCTGAAGATTGCTTCTTACGGTTATTTCATTGCCATCCAATACGTCAGCGCTGACTGCCAGCGTTTCGCTTATACGCATGCCGCACATACCGCCAAGCAGAAACGGCATATAAAGATTACTGTAATCAAATGCTTTGATAATGCGCAGAATCTGCAGCAGAATTTCGATAGGTACATGCATTCCCTTAGGTTCTTCTTTCGGAGGTAGCTTTAGAAGTCTTGCCGGTGATTTACCTATCATGTCATTGTTCACTGCCCAGGTAAAAGCAGTCTTTATAAAGGACAGCGTTTCGCGTATAGTCTGGTTGGCCAGACCGGATTCGTTGACCAGATACAGACGGTAACGTTCTACATCAAGCGGAACTGCTTTACTTATCTGTATGCTACCGAAATAGTGCCTTGCAACTCTGTTGGTAAAGCTTTTTATTGACGCTATACTGGATGGACGCAAATCTGCTTTGGTACTGCTGTAAAGGTCAAGCAGTTCGTTTACAGTGAGCTTGCTGGGGGCCACATAGGTGCCGCTCTGCAGCTGTGCAAGTACAACAGCTTCTGCTTCTTTGGCTTCCTTTTTGGTAAGGAAGTATGGACCGTTAATGTATTTGTGCCTGCCGTTGGGAAGTATTTCATCCGTGCAGATAGAAAAAGTGTATTTCTTTTTGCCGGCTTTTTTTGTAATGATAGCCATAAAAAATCAGCTCCTTTGCTTAAAATTGGGTGTAGTGTAGCAGAGCTGATTAAAATCTGATATAATAAAAAGGTAATCAGCTTCTGTTCTTGCCATGAATTGAGGGATTACAAAGCGGCTGCGTGCTGGTAACACGCTCCGCACAGCGCTCGGTGCTGGTAACACCGGGCGCTTTTTATTTTGTAAATATATTGAGTATTATAGGTTAGGTAAAATTATTTGTAATAACCCATGGATTTAAGTTGGTTGATGTAAGCTAGCTTTTGTTCAATTGTGGACAGCATTCCTAACCCCTGCAAAAAAGATTTTTTTGTTTCATCTGCATTGCACCATGCTGTAAAACGTTCGATTTCTGCGAGTGCAGGAGCATATTTTTGTGCCTGTAATTCTTCCATTTTTTCAAAGTTACCACTAAAACGAGCCATCTCAATTTCTGCACCCATTGGATCAACAAATTTGTTGATTTGCTCATTAAGTTTGCATGCATCTCTAAATGAAGCTCTTACAGAGTTTTTTACATTTTTACGAGGGTCAGTTTGTGCAGCATAGATATTCATACCAAGAGCAAACGTGCCGGAGGAATAGGTTTTAATTCCATAATCGACATTAACAAACTCTTTGCTGTTTGCTCTAGGTAGTGCTTCGCTTAAATGAACATTGATAGCAGGAGCATAACCAGTTGCCTGTGCGCCATAAGCATTTTGATAATTGGTGCTGGTGGTAGTTTCGCCAGCCAGTTCGATTTGCACCATTAAGGGAACTTGATTCGGCTTAATCAGCTCTTGATAAAATACAGGGGATGTCGGTTGATAGGTATTGCGCTTTACATCTTGCACTAAAAAGCGTTTGGAATAATGCTTGAGCAGCTCTTTTTCAAATTCTTCTTGTCCTTTGGCAATGTCTTCAGCATCATTTTGAGATTGAAGGATTGCATCAGAAACTCTGTAGAAGAGAACAACCTTTTTAGTAGGCTGGAACTCTGCAGCCGAAGTAACACTACAAAATAAGAATGTAAGTGCAGTTACCAGTAAAAGTAGTTTTTTCATCATAAACACTCCTTGAAAAATTTTATTTGTCTGGAATAATCCAGATGACAACAAAAAATATATAACTTACTTATTGTCAGTCTTCTGCTGGCGGTCTATATTATCCTTAATACTCATTATAATATTTTCATATATAGAATTTTACTTTGTGTAAAATAATCAGGATCAACAGAACAAGCCTGTTCAATAAAATGAGTATCTAAACCAAATGTATCTAAAAGTAATTGCTTGGTGTATATTTTTTTATCTACCAGAAGTTCTATTGCTTGCTTTATTAGGACAGGGCGTTCTGGACTATAGTAATCATCAAATGGTTCTACTTTACGCCATCTTTTAGAACTAATTTGTTTTTGCAATGACACTTCTCTTTCTGGTGAGATTAGTGTAAGTTGGGAACATCTTTTTATCATACCTGTAATAGATAGTTTGGTTTGAGGTTTTAAGCGAGCTAATTCCTGCAGAGTAGCAGAGTTAATGTATTTTTTTACAGTTACGTCAGGAAGTAAAAAGGCACCAGCGAAGTTTTTAGCATCTTGCTCTATACGCTTTAAATCCTTGGATATATCGTCTAATGCACCATGAAAAAATAAGTGACACAGCTCATGAGCCATACTCATACGCAGACGGAAAAAATTATTTTCACTATTAAGGACCATATATGGTCTGCCTCCAAACCAGAAAGAAAAACCATCAATCTGCTCAGGAAGATCGATAACCATAATTATTATTCCGCGTTTTTCAAGTTCATACATAAGGTCTTGTATTGGTTCATATCCCAAATTCCAAGATCTACGAATAACTTTCGCCATAACTTCATAATCAAAATTATCTTCATCGATGTTTGTAGAAGTTTTTATTTTATTAAATAAAGGGTCTACTGGAGGGAATTTGATTTTACTGCCTATAAGTCCGACGATATCATTAACAAATAGTTTCGCTTGCGTGAATGCTTTGTCACGCTTTAATTTAGTGGCAGAGGAGAAGCTTCTGAAATATACGTCTCCATCAGGTTTTGAAGTAATTTCTGGCTTATAATAAAAACTTATAGGCAATCCATATATTATTGACAGTTGCCTGAAGTTTTCTGCATTAGGTGTAGCTTTTTCATGTTCATATAAGGAAAGTGCCTGAGCACTAACACCTATTTGAGCTGCAACTTCTTTAGCAGTTTTATTGGCCAGTATTCTGGCATCACGAAGTCTGGAACCTGTGATGTGGTTATGCTTGTTGAGTACCATAAATATCAGCTCCTGTTTCAAGTTCGTCAATAAGCTCAACAAGAAGTTCTTTTTTGTTTTCCTCTTGATTATTAACCGTTGCATTACGTTTCATATCTAATGGTTTAACATAAAGCCAGGATTCTTCACCGGGAATACCAATGCTTAAAAACATTGTACCATTTTTGTTTTCTCCATAAGCGATAAGAAACGTATCAATAGGCGGCATTTGTTCAGTAAAGAGATTGATTTCTACATCTGGTCTATATTTTACTGATTTTGGTTTGGTTAATGGTGATCTAGCCTTTGCACAATAAATCGTAGCAGTGCCAGACTTCATTTCAATGTGGCTACAATTTTTGGCAGAGTTCAATTCGATAGAGTAGGACCATGGCAATAAGCCTTTATCGCAGTATTTCTTAGCTACTATTCCTATTGCAATACGTAAAATATGGGCGCGAAGGTCTTTGGAAAGCGTTGTTACTTTAAGCAGATAGACAGTATCATATGCTTCGTTGCATAAATCTTGAGCCTCAAAAATCAATGAGGGCAGAACGGATTGTACATCAGATGTAAATACAGAAAGATAAGCTGTTTGTAATTTTTGTTCAATAATGTTTGTTTGCAATTTTTATCCCTCCAATAACGAAAGTATCTATATCAATTATTATATACTTTTATTGGAAAAAATCAAGCAAAATGGGATAATAAAGAAATAATAGCAAAAATGGTTCTGCCGTCAGCCTTCCGCTGGCGGTATTTTTTTATTTTTTAGGTTTATCGAGCTGCTTAATACTTTCGCTTGGCGTAGGCAATTTTTCTGGCATTGTGCCGCCGAGTTCTTCAATAGTTTTGCGAACGGTACGACCGACTTCGTAATGCACTTTGTTGGCAGCTTCTTTGCTACTGATATTCTCACGGCGCAGTTTGTCTTCTGCCTGCGTGATGCGGAACAGGTTCGCACCGAGTTCCACACTGCCCATGTGGTCTAAAATCTCTTGATTAGGTTTAAGCTTCTTGCGACGTTTTATATCGCCAGCGGTTTCACCGCCATAAAGTCCCATGTAACCGCTATTTTGGAATTTGGCGAAGTCAAGGTTCGTTTTTACGCCTGCGGCAAAGGCTGCATCAGCGAGAGCAACGTTATGCTGTTTGATATTATTTCGTGCTTCAATGCGAGCGTCTATTTCCTTGTTGAAAGCTTCTGCTGCTTCAAGGTCGTGTATATGGTCCGCGCCGAGTTGTGCGAGCCACTGCTTGAATGGTTCGGCTTTAGGTGAGGGGATAGATTGGATAATACGCAGAATACCTTCTGTATTTGCGGTGTCAGTGAGACGCATTTTCCCGTCTTCTGCAAGCAATTTCAACCTGTGACAATTTGTCACGGTTTCATTACCTTCGGCTTTCATTCTTTGCTTTAGTTTGCGCCAATAAGCTGATTTATCTGCACTGTCGGTCAATGCACCGACAACATCGACAACAGAAAAGAACCATTCTCCGGCTTCATCGTTCCAAATGGAGCGAATTTGCGCACTCTGAAACAATTTTACATCTTTCATATCTTCATTCCTCGCTTTCATAAATTTATAACTAAGTTCTTCTCCGCCGTCAGCCTTGCGCTGGCGGTATTTTTTTATGCCTAACGTCTTTGGTAAAAAGGGCCGATTTTCCAAAAGACACCTAACGTCTTTGGTAAAAATGGCTGTTTTTACCAAGTTCCTTTTTACTTCTTTAGCACTTCCAGCCCCATCGGCACGCCTACCATGTCAGCAAGACGGTGGATGGATGTTTCCGGGTACTGCTGCAGCAGCTCATCCGGCAGGAGCAGTTCCACGGCGAAGGTGTTGGCCTGCCGTTCTATTTTCTCTATGCTGAAAAGGGTATGGGCTTTGAGGAATGGCGTCGATACGCCTTTATGTAAAACACTGTGCCCAAGCTCATGGGCGCAGGTGTATGTTTGCAATTCTTCGGATATGTTCTGGTTAATGATGATAAACTTGGAACGCTTATATGTAGTGTAGTAGCCCCATGTGCTGCCAAGCTCTGCGTACATGACGATGATGTTCAGCAGCTGCGCCAGCTCATAGGGGTTATTTGTTTTGTGCTTATGTGTAAGCTGCTTCACAGCAGCCTTGATATCCATGATATTATTCCTCTTCGTGGCGATATTTTTTAGGAGTGTATTTTTCTTTGGCGATTTTTTTTGCCAGACGCATGGTAGCCTGCAGGCTTGCTTTCAGGAGTTCTCTGTCTTCATCATCTTCAACGGTACCGCCCATGGCAGCCATTGCGTTTTTGCTGTCGAGGTCGGCAAGCATTTTTTCGAGGTCGGCGGCGATTTGGCGTTCATCGCGCGGGGTGAGGGGGACGGAGGGAGCTTCGGTTACAGTATTGTCCCAGCCCATTAAATAGCTAGGAGTGGTATGCAGAGCTTTAGCTAAAATTTCAATTTGATTGATAGGTACCTTTTTAATGTAACCAGTTTCATAACGTTGCAATGTTGATTTGCTTATGCCAGTAGCATCGGATAAATCTTGATAAGACATTTCTAATTTTAGACGTCTTTCCTTTATTCTTTCGATTAAATCAGTTAATTCTTTTTCACTCATTGTATTCAACTCCTTTAGTAGAATAATACCATAAATGCAACGAAAGTACAAGAAAAAAGTAAAATTCGTTGCATTTTTGCTTGACTTGCATTGCAGAAGGGTGTATTATATAACCGTAGCAGAAATGCAACAAAAAATCTTTAGGAGGTGAGTAAATTGGACTTGAATAAATTGAGAGGCGTTTTGGCAGAGAGAAGAATTACTCAGGTGAAATTGGCTAAAGCCCTGCATTTATCTGTGAAAAGCATGAATGCAAAGCTCAATGGCAAGGCGCCTATTACTGTTGAAGAAGCTAATATGATTGCAAAAATTGCTGATATTAGTAATCCTTCGGAAATTTTTTTTGCTGATAGCGTTGCATAAATGCTACAAATAGCAAGTGATTAGAGGAGGGATAACATGAATAACTTACAGATTTTCAATAGTCCTGATTTTGGGCAGGTTCGTACCATTCAGCAAAATGGGGAGCCGTGGTTCGTTGGCAAAGATGTAGCCGAGCGTAGACCAGCGCAGCATAACGAGACTGGGGAGTTTCAACAATGATGTCTGGTATAAAATCTACTAACTGTAAAATCACCTCCTTGCTGTAATCACATTATAACACGGAGGCTACCAAGAAAAGAGGGTTCAATCATGGCAAGAACGATTAAAAAAGCTGCCCCGAAAGAGCGTAAAGAAATTCCTCGCAGGATGCTTTATCCTACCGGCGAGGCTCAAATCCTGCTTTGCTGCTCTCCTGTCTTTCTGAAGGAAGAGATGGATGCAGGCCGTCTGAAGTATGTTGTCCGGAATAGCAGACGCTATGTACCGGCGTTTGCTATTGATGAGTATTTGCACAATATGTGCTCCGGAGGTAGTGAGCAATGAAAAAAATCTTATTTGTCCTGATGGCAGCCTGCTGTATTTGGGCTGCATGGGATTACAGCCGCCCGGTAGATAAATACGTAGTAAAAACTGTTGCCGGCGAAGGCGATACCCTTTGGAACATTGTTGGCGATGTCATGAGCCAAGAGGGTGACCGTCGTGACGTTAGGGAAGTCATCCATTATGCTCGGGAGATCAGCAATATAAAGGGCACGTTGCAGCCGGGGGACATCGTGCTGATTCCCATTGAGGTGCGCAGATGAACGCAGACAAAGAAAAAACCGCTGATGCTAGCGCCATCAGCGGTAAGGGTGAAGTTATGGTTTTCCGTTCCAACTTCAACCCTATTATAACACGGATGATAGGAGAAAGACAATGCTTACACCAGAAGAAGTAAAAGCGCTGGCAGACGGCCTGACGCGCAAGAAAGCAGCCAATGAAAAACCGGTAACGCGGGAAACCTTCCTCAATCAGTACCGCTCATGCAGTAACTGCAAATATGATGGCAGCTGCCGCCGCCAAAATTTCGGTTATTACCGTCCGGATGCAGACAGCTACTATGTCAGCAGTGTATACCCGTTAGGCTACAAATCCTGCTGTGTTTTTAATGCGAATGCAGCGGTTACAGTTTATAACCTGCTGAAGCAGGCAGAAAGAGAGGGCAAAATATGCAAATGAGTGAAAACATCAACGAGCTGGCCACGGCGCTGGCCAAAGCGCAGGGCGAGATGAAGAATGCGGGCAAGACTTCCGATAACCCGTTCTTTAAAAGCAAATACGCAGACCTTGCGGAAATCCTTAATGCGGTGCGTGAACCGCTCAGCAAGTACGGCCTGAGCATCAGCCAGCTGTATGACGGCATGGGCGTGCCGGATAAAACTATTACTGTTACTACACTACTGATGCACAGCAGCGGTCAGTATATCAGCAACTCGGCAAACTACCCGGTGGCTAAGGCTGATATTCAAGGGGTAGGCAGTGCCATTACCTATGCAAGACGCTATTCGCTGGCGGCAATCCTTGGACTGTCGCAGGAAGACGATGACGGCAATGCAGCCTGTCGTCCGGAAGCACCCCAGCCGGAGCAGCAGCGTCAGCAGGGTGACCGCTTTGTTCATATCGCTTCTGACGGTACTGTCAGCGTGGTCCTCAAAGGTGGCGTGTACAAGAAGATTCAGGACGTGGAACCTGAGCTGCTTGCAAAAATGGCTGGGCTGGAGCAGTACAGGCTTGCTCATCCGGCTATCAAGGAGCTTCTGGGGAGTACCGATGCGCAAGGTTAAGTCGATAATAACTGATGATTTTGAGCACTGCTATCTGTGTGGCAGGCCTGCGGAGTGCGTTCATCACATGCTTCCCGGAGCCAAACGCAAAGCATCGGACAGGCTGGGGCTTGTAGTACCGCTTTGCAATGACTGCCACACAATGGGACCTAATGCGGTGCATTCCTCCGGTGGCGTTAACATACTTAATGATCTGAAGCGCATAGCGCAGTCAATTTATGAGGAAACGCACTCGCGGGACCATTGGATGATGAACGTAGGGAAAAACTACCTCAGAAATGACAGATGAAATTTGAAACCAAGATTATAAACTTCTTTGCCGGCTGTCTGCAGATACCGATACCGGCGGCGCTGATCGCACTGGCCGGGGAGCTTCAGCAGGCAGCGAATAGCGGAAAGATACTGGAAGTTGAAATCAAGATAAAGCGTAAAAGACGCAGCCTTAACGCTAACGCTTATCTTTGGGAGCTGCTGGGCAGGATGGCTGCCGTGCTGAAAACCGATAAAGACAGCGTATACCTGATGATGCTGGAACGCTACGGCGTATATACCCACGTCTGTGTAAAGCCTGCTGCTGTAGAGCGGGTGAAGCAGGAGTGGCGGACAGTCAGGGAACTGGGCGAAATCACAATCAACGGTCAGAAGGCTGTGCAGCTGCAATGCTATTTCGGCAGCCATACCTACAACAGCAAGGAATTCAGCGTGCTGTTGGAAGGCGTGCTCAGTGAAGCTGCCGAGCTGGGCATAGAAACACTTTCAGAGGCAGACAAAGACCTGATGCTTAAGGAATGGGGTGCAAAATGAGAAGACGCAAAGCCTTGATGAAATATGTAAGATTGCTGGCACGCTTACCATCCTGGAGGCGGTGCTTATGAAAAAACACAGCTTCAGCGTGGAATTTGCTGAACGCTACGGGATAGTAGAAGCGCTGCTGCTTGATTACTTCTTTTTTTGGATTAACAACAGCCAGAAGAAGAAGGAGAAAGACAAATACCACGACGGACGGTATTGGGTGTATGGCAGCGTTCGCAAGATTGCAGAAGCTCATCCGTATCTGTCTTTCTCTAAGGTTCATAGAGCCTTGAAAAAATTAGAAGAAGCCGGAGCCATAAAAACTGACGCATTCAACAAAATGCGTTGGGATAAAACTACATGGTATACGCTGACGGATGAATTTTTAGACCTGTTTCAAAATGAAACAGGGGGTGTTTCAAAATGCAACAGGCTGTTTCAAAATGAAACAGGGGTGTTTCAAAATGAAACAGGGGTGTTTCAAAATGAAACAACAATACCTATTCAAACCCCTATTCAAACCCCTATTCAAGAGGATGATGGGGAGAACGCGCGCGAGCAACCCAGTTTGCCCGGCAAGGTTAACCAGGAACACAGTGAGCGGAGGGAGAACGGACGGGCCGTCTACACGCAAGCGGTGGAGTGCTACGAAAAGAACATGGGCACGATTGCAACACCTATGCTGGCAGAGCTGGTTCAATCGTTAGTTGACGAAGTTGGTCTGGACATATTCTGTAAGGCTGCCGAAATCGGCGGCAGGAATAACGCCAAGGGCTTCAGGTATGTTGAAAAGGTCGCAGTCAACATCAAGGAGGGCAAGACCTTCCGGGCGCCGCAAAAGCATAAGGGGCGCGGCAACGATGTTGTAGAGACTACAGCAGAAGCACTGCAGCTTTTAGAAAGCGGTGAAATTATTGACTTGTGACGAAGAAAGACGCGGACAGATTGTAGGTATGCTGTTCGGAGCCTTCGGACAGGCGAACGATGCACACCGGCAGGCTATTTATACCAAGGTTCTGGGAGATATCCCGAACGAAATCCTCAGCAAGGCAGTGAAGAAGCTGCTGCTGGAGAGCAAATTTCTGCCGTCAATCGCAGAGGTCGTAGATGCCAGCAAAAGCCTTATGGGCACGGCGGATGACAGTACCAGAGTACGCGAATGGGATGAAGCATGGAATGAGATTGAACGTGCCATGCAGTCGACTCCTTGGGGACATACTCCGGTATTCAGCAGGATAGAAATCGAGCTTGCTGTGAGGAGCTTCGGCTGGCATGATCTGCAGATGACCTTGGCTGAGGACATGCCCACAGTGCGGGCTCAGGTCCGCCGGATGTATGAGGATGTGTGCCGGAGAACCAAAGAGCACGGCCACAACGAGTATATTTTGGGCAGGAACAAAACCGGGCTGCTGCAGCTATCGGCTCCGAAGCCGAAGGGGCTGACAAGCATGAGCGATGTACTGACCAGAATCGAGGTGCGTAAATGAGATGCAGAGGGTGCCAGGAGCGGCGAGCAAACTGCCATGCGCACTGCGAACATTATCTTGCATGGCGTGCTGAACAGGACAGGCTTAAGGCTGCCGAAATCAGGGAACGTCAAGGTGAATTATATGCCATAGAGGTAGGCAAGGAGCGTCTTAGACGGCAGGCTGTGCTTAGACAGTGTGACCGCATAAAGGGATGCAGGAGATTTAAGGAGTGAGTGAATGAACAATATTGTTTTGCTGGGACGTCTTACGAAAGATGCAGACATCAGAAGTACCCAGAGCGGGAAAGTGGTCGCCAGCTTTACATTGGCTGTAGACAGACCATATACACAGAACGGAAAGAGGGAAGTGGATTTCATCGCCTGCCAGATTTGGGGCAAAAGCGCTGAAGTGCTTGGCAAAAGCGTGCATAAAGGCCAGCGCGTTTTGCTGGAAGGACGTCTGCAAATCCGCCAGTATACGGACAAAAACGGCAACAAGCCTACTGCTGCAGAGGTTGTTACAGACCGCTTCGAGTTCATCGAGCGTAAAGAGCAGACCGCACCTCAGAGCATGGAAGATTTCGGGCAGCAGATGCCGTTCGACGAGGAGATTCCGTTTTGACAAAGTACAATAACCGGAAAGTGGTTATAGACGGCATAACGTTTGACAGCCAGAAGGAAGGCAACTTCTACTACGAACTGAAGATGCTCCGGATGGCGGGAGAGGTCAAAGACTTTTCCTTGCAGGTCCCCTATGAGCTGCAGCCTAAATTCAAGTGTGCCGGCAAGACCATCAGGGCTATAAAGTATGTTGCTGATTTTGTGGTGACGTACGCTGACGGGTCGACAGCTGTTATAGACACAAAAGGCTATAAGACAAAGGAGTATCTGCTGAAAAAGAAGATGCTGCTGTACCGCTATCCGGATATTAATTTTAAAGAAATATAAGGAGATGTGAAGTTATGGTTTTCCGTGACAATTTCAAAAGATTCATCGAAGAGAAGACAGGGATGAAGACAAGTAATTTTCTGAAAGAGCTGGGCATGAGCTACAGTGTAGTGAAGTCGCTTGATGAAGAAGGTATCGAGGCGCTGACCGAAAAGCAACTGAATAAGTTCTGCGATGCGCTGGAGCTGAGCAAGGAAGAATTTGCCAGACTGTGGGACGAAGATTATTTTGAAGATGAAGTCCCGGTAGCGTGTAAGCGTATGAGCTGCGATGACCTTAAGAAGAAGCTGATGAAGGACCATAAGCTGAAGGTGACGCGTATTGAAACACCCATTCCGGTAGAAGTAGATCCTGCAGATGTTGAAGAAGAACCGGCTGAAGTGTTCGCTGAAGCTGCTGAGCCTGAAAAGTGCGAAGAAGAAAGCAGCGAAAAATATCTGGCTGATGCGGCAAGTATGCTGAAGGCTGCCATTGAGGACTATGAAGAAAATGACGTTGTTAATCATCCGGCACACTACACCGGCGGAAAGATGGAATGCATTGACATCGTTGATGTTATGACCGAGGACAAACAAGGCCTTGAAGCCTTCTGCATCGGAAACATCGTGAAATACCTGTACCGCTATAACAAAAAAGGCGGAGTTGAGGACGTCAAGAAGGCCGAATGGTATTTCAAGAAGCTGGTTGAAGTATTGGAGGAAAAGCAATGATTATTCAGTATAAAATTGTCCGCAAGATTGGTGAACTGCCGCAGATTGGCAAAGGCTACGTTAAGCAGCTGAATTTGGTTGAGTGGGACGGTCACGCAGCAAAGTATGACCTGCGTCCCTGGACCCGCAGCGGAGAGCCTGCCAAAGGTATTACTCTTTCGTTGGAAGAGCTGGCAGCACTGCATGAAATCATTGGCGCTGAGCTGGAGAAGGTGAAAGCATGAAACACGCACCCTATATGGCCAGTGCAGAGCTCAATCAGCTGATGTGGTTGAGCTCTGTGGTCCAGATCATGGAACGCATTCTGGATGATGCCACTACAACTGATAAAGACTGGCGCAAATACATGAAAACAATCAAGAGCTATGCCAGCAAAATTATTGATGCCAGAATAGCTGATCTGGATGAGCTCGAAAAGAAAAAAGTAGCCAGACGCTCGCAGAACATCGGAATAAAGGTTTACAGCTATGATGATGCTCGTGTAGACGGCAGCGACAACGGACGTACATATACAATAGCTCAGGAAGATTTTCTGGACTTGGTGGATGCAGCAAGCCTTCATTGCTACAGCTGCCCTCAGGGTGATGTAGTGGCAGATTGCCCAAGACGCAAGCTGTTTCATCGTTTAGGCCTTTCATGCCATGCGTTGCGCACGAACCCGGCTCCGGGGGAATGCGAATGGCGCTATGAGAACAGCCAGCGCTGTATAACGCCTCAGTATAAATGTCTTGAAGAAGAGCAGCTCAACCAGCTGCCGTAAGGAGAAAAGCATGAGCGTAAATAGAGCTTTGAGAAGAGCAGCAGCAAAGAAAGCCTTTAAGCAGGACGTTAAAATGAGCGACTTGGATAAAGAGCTTTGTGATGCTGCCAACAGAAAAACCTTGGAGAAAATGACGGTTGATATCGTTACGATGATGTTAAGAGCTACATGCCTTACTGTGATGCACAACTTCAAGGAGATAACCAAAAAGGAAACCCGCATCGAAAACACCGTCAAAATAGTTCATGATTACGTGATGAAGCTCAAAAATCACGAGCTGAGCCGAGAAGATATGGCAATCATCCAAGAGGTGGAAGCTGCCATGAAGCAGAGTGTGGAGGAAGAGGAATGATTTTATACAGAGCTATGAGCTGGCTGGAACTTTCAAAGTACTTGTCAGGTATCACGATTTATCCGGTAGCCAACATTCCCTCTAAGAATGCCTGGAAGGGCAAGAAAGTACTGTGTTTTTTCGGTACGGCAAATAACGCGGTACACTGGGCTGCGCCCGGTACGCATGACGTAATAGTCAAGGTTGATATTCCGGAATGTCGTCTGCATAAAGGCTGGGGCATATATCCGGATCTTACTCAGCAGGTAAGTGTTCCGGATATGATGAAGGCGATATTGACCGGCCGCCCGCATCCGTGTCCATGCCTCAAGGTGAAAGAATATGCCGTAACCTATTATGACAAGGCCAGTGCCTTCTTCCTGGACTATGCTGAGATTGACTGGCGAAACCCTTATAAAGTTAATGCCTTTAAAAATGGCCAGAAAATAAAGGTTTTGCCGGGATATGATGATTTGATAAAGGAGTGAGCTGCATGATTGATTCTAAGCAATATTTCAGCCCTTGGCAGTTTAGCATGCCTGCCTTGGTAAAAGTTAAGGGAGAGTTTCGCATTTGCCCTACATACCGTCTGATTACCGAGAAATATACGGATATCCGCCGCCGCATGGCTGAAAAAGAAGCTGCAAAGGCCAGCGCCCGCCGCGAAGCTGTTGGCTTTGTCCCGAAGTTCGTGTTGTATCGCAAGGAGCGTGAGGCGAAATGGTAATCATAAGGGCAATCGAAATGGTGATGGGAGCAGTGCTTATACTGCTTTCAGCCGTAATGTTTAAATGGTGGCTGGAAGCGGATGAAAGCATTTTGCGTCTGGTGCAAATTGCACTTTATGGAATCATCGGCATAATGATTATCCTGGATAACTGGAGATGAGAAAATGAGAGAATTAAAATTATCGTCGCCGCTTAACCTCCAGATCATCACCGAGCCGGAGCGTATGGCTCTGCGTATCGCCTTAGATAAGAGCATTGGTGAGAACCTCGGTATGGTTTTGGCGCTGAAAGATACAAAAAGAGAGATTCCGCAAGGCCTGTATAACAGCGGGCTGGACTACCATCGCGACAACTTGGAAATTTACCTGCGCTTGCGCAATAGACTTGAAGATGCTATCTACGAGGCTGAGAGCAATGGCAAGCAAGGAGCTTAAAGAGGAACGCCGTGCGTTAGGGCTGTGTGTATATTGTGGCCGCCCTGCTGTGATTAAGGCGGACGGCACACCTGCCAGAAGATGCAAAGAGTGCAGCGGAAGTCATGTGCGCCAGAAGCGTGATGCAAGGCATGGCATCGAGACACGGGGCAGAGTTACAGGCAGGCCGAGAGGACACGTTGAGCAAAAGTATTATCAGAGGCAGGGGCAGGAGCTGGTAACCTGCCCTGATTGCGGAATCCGTACCAATGCCGATTATTGGTATTGCCCATGGTGCGGTTCTATATTGGAAATCTGTACTGGAGGAAGAAATGAGGATTAAAGCATTATGTGTGGTTATTAAAAAGGAGCGTTAACATGGCAAACGCAAAGCAAATCGGTGAAGTTATCCGCCAAGCTAGAAAAAGCAAAAAAATAACGCAAAAAGAATTAGGTGCGCGCATTGGTCTTGCTGGAGATGCAAAGACTGCTATATCAGCTTACGAAAAAGGAACAACTAAAGTTATCCCTTTTGCAAGACGAGCAAAAATGGCTAACATTTTAAATATCCCGATGAGCCAATTACTCTACGATAACGAGGAACCTGAAGAAAAAGTCACAATGAGAAAGCCCACCAAAGGGCTTGAGAGCGGAATGTACCACTGCTCTCGTTGCGGAGGAAGTGTGCATCCGGAAGGGAAAATCCTGCTATATAAATTTTGCCCACACTGCGGTCGAGAGATTGAGGGATGGATGATTGTTCTGTAAATATTAAGGAGTGATAGAATGGCTAAAAATCTTATGCCCGTAGCCGCTGAGCTTGTTTGCGATATGGTTGATTGTAGAAAGGTGGTAAATAAATGAACATTGAAGATTATAAACATCGCCTTGTGAATGATGCACAGCTGGCCATCAACGACTGGCAGTGCAGCGGCGATGACGATTATTTGCATAAGGCTGCTGCTTGCCTGAAGGCAGCTACCGAAGCTGACGCAGAAGAGATTCTTGCAACATTTTGCAAAAATCCCTTCTAGATCGGGGAAAGTTGCTAGTGGGGATAAAAAGTCCCTTGAAAAAGTTTAGGAGGTGAGTAAATATGAGTAAAAATTTAATCCCCGAAATCGTTAAAATGTTGGGATTGCAGTTAGGCGAAGAATTTAAGGTGGAAGGCTATGACGAATTGACGTATAGATTTGCTGGCGACGGATTAAAATTAACCTATGACAACAATATTGAATTATCCGATATAGCTTGTAAGGCAGCGTTTGCTGCCTTGTTGAATGGCAAGGACGAAATCGTCAAACTGCCGTGGAAGCCAAAAGAAAGAGACATCTTTTATTCTTTTAGCACTACATACGGCAAATGGGTTGTTCGTTCAAATATGTGGGCAGGAGCACCTTGCGATTATGCTTTATTAGACAAGGGCTGGGTATATCGTACTCGTGCTGAAGCGGAAACGGCATTGCCTGCTGTGGCTGCGGAATTGGGCGTTGATTATGAGCTTTAAAAGAGAAATTGAGAATCAGCAGGAATTGTTTTAAAGGAGGCTTGAATTTGATAACTAAGTATGAGCTGCGCGAATGCAAGCATCTGAAAATGGAGATATCTGAACTGCGGGAACAGATATCGGAGCTGGTCAGTATGATGACGGCACCGAGGATATCAAGGCTAACCGGTATGCCTGGCAGTGGACATGGTGAGCATGATGACATAGTTGATGCTATTGCCAAAGCTGACAAATTGCGCAGCTTGTATGATAGCAAGATTGATGCACTGGTAGAGCTACAGCTAAGGGTTGAGCAGGCTATAGAAAATTTGTCTGCGGAAGACCAGATGCTTTTGAGAATGTATTATTATAGCAACCTTACTTGGGAGCAGGTAGCAGCGCGTATGGGCTACGCATGGGCGCAAATTCATCGGAAGCACAAAGTTATACTGGAAAGACTGGCCAGTGAAACATCAGGCAAAGATGATATAGAATGATACACTGAAAAACTGATATAATTATAATAGGCGGAAAAGAAAATTAAACCGCAAGGGAGCAAAGCCCTGCTGCTGTAATGGCGGTGGGGCTTTTATTATGCTCCCGCATATATTTTCTGCCTTTGCCGGGCGTGGTTTTTGTTGAGTTTTTACCACGCCGGAGCAGACTAATCACCTCCTTCTTTCCGGACGCAAGGACACCGCACTGCAATGCGGCGCGTCCGGCAAGGGTAGAAGAATTTGAGGTATATCATGGAGCACAGTAAAAAGTATAGGTTAATAGCAAATAGGCTGATACGCACTTTGCCGGAGTTTGCGGATATCAAGGCTGCTAAAGTAAAAATAGCCTACTTATCCAGCCTGGAAGAGAAGAAGCGCAATAAGCGGACGATATTTGCTGACTGCAACTTAGTGAGCGAACGCTACAGCTGGTGCTGTCCCTATGATTTTTTTATTGTGGTTTATGAGCCGAATGTAGTTGGCTTTAGCGAAAAGCAGTTAGAAACATTGCTTAGGCATGAGCTGCATCATGTTGGCATTGACTTTGAGAAAGACGAAACAGGCTTCTACGTTGTGCCGCATGATGTGGAAGAATTTTGGGATATTATTGATGATGTGGGATTAAGGTGGTGTGAGATTGATGCCTACAAAGAAACAACTGGATAATTTGAAGAATGGAAAAGCCACAAGGTTTCGAAGCGGCGAGGAAGCGGCGAGAAATGGCAAAAAAGGCGGGCAGGCATCCGGTGAAGCACGCCGCCGCTTAAAGTCGTTCCGTGAGCTGGATGCAGACTTCACAACGGACGATGAGCGCAAGGAGATGCTGGACGCGCTGAAGCTGAAGGCTAAGCGTGGCAACATCAAGGCTTTTGAAATTTATCGCGATACTGTAGGCCTGAAGCCAAAAGAAAACGTGGAAATCTCCGGTGAGCTTGCTAATCCGTTCGCCGGGCTGACGGATGCAGAACTGAAAAAGCTGGCTAGTATGGATGGATAAGCAGCTTATAACATTGGGAGCAAAGATAGAACTTGCAAGACGCAGGTTCTTTTTTTACGCCCAGCTGAAGAACCCGGACTTCTACCGGAGCGACCGCAAGTATCTGCAGGAGCTGTGCGATACCTTGCAATGGTTCCTGACCTCAGATAAGAAGATACTTGTACTGAACATGCCTCCGCGTCATGGCAAAAGCTACACTGCCAGCAATTTCGTGGAATGGGCGCTGGGCAGGGATAACACCTTGCAGGTTATGATTGGCTCTTATAACGAAACACTGTCAACGCGCTTCAGCAAGAACGTGCGTGACAGCATCAGCGAGGCTAAGGCGGATATTTATAAGCCGGTCTATAGTGATGTATTCCCCGCCACCAAAATTAAGCGTGGCGACGGCGCTATGAACCTGTGGAGCCTTGAAGGACAGCAGACAAGTTATCTTGCTACATCGCCAACCGGTACAGCGACAGGCTTTGGCTGCAGGCTGATGATCATAGACGATTTAATCAAGAATGCGGAAGAAGCCTATAACGAAAATGTTAAGGAAAAGCATTGGGACTGGTTTACCAATACCATGCTGTCGCGTGGCGAGGGCAATTATAAAATTATCGTCATTATGACACGCTGGGCTAGTGATGATTTGGCAGGCAAGGTGCTGGAATATTATCCGGCAGAAAAAATCGTGCATATCAACATGAAGGCAGTGCAGGATGACGGCAGCATGCTGTGTGATGGTGTGCTGGATGCTGAAAGCTGCATGGAGAAGAAGCAGCTTATGGGATTGGATATATGGAGCGCCAACTACCAACAGGAGCCGATAGACATCAAGGGCAGGCTGTACAGCAGCTTCAAGACCTATGACGGCGCACTTCCTGCCTTCAAGCAGATTCGTGCTTACACGGATACAGCTGATACCGGCGCCGATTACCTTTGCTGCATCATTTATGGGCGCACATTTGCGGATGAAGCGTATGTGCTTGACGTTTTGTACACAAAGGCGCCTATGGAAGTTACTGAACCGGCAACGGCGAAGGCGCTAGAACGCAACAGCACGAATGTGGCACGCTTCGAAAGCAACAATGGCGGGCGTGGATTCGCCAGGAACGTGAAGAAGCTGCTGCATAGCAACCATACAACCATTGAAACCTTTACGCAGCATAAGAACAAGGCTGCAAGAATCTTGTCTAATGCTACGTGGTGTATGGAGCATATTTATTTCCCAAGCGATTGGAAGAACCGCTGGCCGGAGTTTTATGCAGCACTGAGCAAGTACCAGAAGGAAGGCAAGAACACACACGATGATGCTCCGGATGCTTTGACCGGCGTGTGTGAGGACATCGTGGAGGTGGCAAGGCCTAAACCGATGCGCGTCAACTATTAAGAGAGGTGAAAAAATGCGTAATGATAAACATGGATTATACAAAATGCTGGAAGATGGGTATGAAGGCTGTGGAGGTTTCCTTGACGGCAGCTATTTAACCCAGCACCCGCGTGAGGATGCAGGAAAGTACGGCATGAGGCGCGAGCTGGCGTACTACCTTAATTATCTTGCACCCTGCGTCAATGCTCATGTAGCGCCAATCTTCAAAACGTTGGCTGTGCGTGACTGGAGCGGCGCAGGCTCGGCGCTGTGGGAAACCTTCAGTAAGGATGTTGACTTCTTGGGCACCAGCATCCAGAACCTTATGAAGCAGGCTGCCTGCAGTGCGAAGCTGCAGGGCGTTGCTTATATCGTTATGGATAAGGCGCAGGGCGATACAGAGGATATGCGCGTGGCAGACCTGGAAGCAGATCGCAACAACCTGCCCTATGCTTTTGTGGTTAACCTCAACGCCGTCAAAGAAATTTGTCAGGATAAGCTGGGACGTATCACAAAGTTCGTTTTCGTGGAGCCGGATGCATTCCAGGAACAGACGATGGCAACACGCACACTGACGGCAGAAGGCTGGGAGCTTATCGACAGCAAAGGCAAGCACAGCGGAACCTGGAATCTTGGGCGCGTGCCGGTTGTCCCTCTGGTTAGCAAAGTGAGGAATAGTCACAATCCTTTCCCGCCTAGTGAATTCCTTAGCGTAGCAAAAACGAACCTTGCTATCTACAATATGTGCAGCTGGTTGGCTGATATCCTGGTCAATCAGACCTTCAGCGTTCTGTGTTACCCTTCGAGCGACCCGGACAGCATCACCATTGGTACCAATAATGCGTTAGGATATCCTCCGGAGAGCAGCCACGCTCCTGCGTTCATCGCTCCGCCTGATGGTCCTGCAACGGTGTTGGCAGCGCAGATTGCTACACTGCAGCAGGAGATTTACCGCATGGCAGTTGTGGTCAACGTTACCGGTTCCGCCAAGCAGCAGAGCGGGCAGGCGAAAGCGTGGGATTATGAGGCAACCAATCAGATCTTATCCGATTTTGCAGACCTCGTGGAAGCAGCGGAAGAGAAGCTGGCAAGGCTGTTCAGTATCTGGACCGGTGTGCCGCTGGAATACAGTGTGAACTACCCGAATGACTTCAAAATCAGTGAGGTTGAGCAGGAGCTTGCTAATGCTGAAATTGCTAAAGGCTTGAACTTTGGCGATGAATTTAACATGGAAGTCTTCAAGCGTGTGCTTACCAGCTATCTGCCGGAGCTTAAGGCTGATGACTTTGACGCACTGGTGAAGACCTACGAAGAGCACTTGGAGCAAGAAAAGCTGGATTATAGCCATGCTTTTGGTAATAATGGCGGTGGCGATGATGACGATGACGGACAGGCTGGCGCAGCTGATTAACAAACTGAATAAGAGCTGGCGTAAGGATGCTAAAAAAGCGGTAGCTTACTTACAAAGGCTGATTGCTAGTGGCATGAAGTTTGAAGAGGCACTGGATAATGTGCAGCGCCACTATGGTAAGCTGTTTACGCTACCGGAACTGAAGCCTGCGCTTGTAGAGGTTGCAGCTTATGCTTATGGTATTGTTCCGACTATGCTGACTAAAGCGCAAGTAGAAAGCATGGGTGAAGAGCTGGCCGATAAGTGGGATGAAAGCGGCATGACGCTATCTGAAAAACTGCATGGCGTAGGCGTGAAGATGCGCGGTGCCATTGTAAGCACACTGCAAGAACAGATGCGCCGGAACAAGACCTGGACTGAGGCTGCAAGGGCGTTGTATGACGGTTATGGCGACGATGGCCAGAACGTATATAACGGTGGCAAGGATATTATCAGCAGGCAGGACCTGCCAAAATATCTGCAGAAGGTAAGGGTGGCTACAGGCAATGACCTGCAGGCATTGGCCGAACAAAGGCAGGCCATTGACAACATCAATCGTCTGGCCAAAAATGGTGCACCTAACAAGGCACTGCAGGCAGCCTATAATAAATTGCTGGAAGCAGTGCAGAAAGGCAATGAAAAGGCTATTGAAAAGGCCGTGGAAGTTGCTGTCAACGAAAAATCCCGCTATGTTGCCGAACGTATAACCAGAACCGAGATGGCGAGGGCATGGGCTGATGGTTTTATAGCTAAGATGCAAAAAGACGCTGATATTGTGGCTGTGAAATTCAAATTAAGCAGCCGTCACCCTGTTTTCGATATCTGCGATATGTACGCCAAAGCTGACATGTATGGCTTGGGTGCAGGCATATATCCCAAGGATAAGCTGCCGCCTTTGCCGGTACACCCGCATTGCTTATGCCGGTACGTGGAAGTCATTGAAGGCGAAGTTGATATGCAGCAGCAACGCGACCAGGTGCGGGAGGCAGGCGATAAATGGCTGAATAGCTTGCCGGAGTCACGCAGGGCGCAGGTGCTGGGGCGTGACGGTTTGAAGGCGTGGAAAGATGGTGAAGACTGGCGCAAGTATATGCGTGGTTATGCTGGACTGCGGGAAGCGGAGAGCAGGCTGAGTGATTTGTCGGCAGGTGCTATATCTGGCGCTTTGAATGATAAGAACGACCCAGATTATACTAGACGTTATGAGCATGCGGAAAAATATTATGAAGCACGTCGCAAGAATGGTATACATGCTTTTGTTAATAAAATACACAAAAATACAGGGTATCCTAAAAAGCGTCTGGAAAGCATTTTTAAACATGTATTTATTAATGAGTACGATTTAGCTGATGGACATCATCGTTTTTATCCGAACTTTGAAATGTCACAATCTTTTCAAAGAC